ATGCATAGGGGGGGTGGTTCATGCGAAGGCCCCCCCTCCCTATCTAATTTTAATTTTTAGTTTTTAAATTATTCATTAATTTCTTTTTCAACTTTAACATAAATTCCTAAAACATTCTCTTCAACAATCTCATCAATTGCTTGCTCTATTGCCTGGTCCTGGTCAGCTTCACTAAATTGATCTGAATCTTTGAGTATCCTTGCAAGGAAGGAGCTTGTGTGATAGCCGGCTGTAACATCATAAGTAAACCAGGCGGGGAAGTCATCAAAAGGAGAGAAGGGGTTATCAATTGTTGTTAACATTACTTGCTTCATCTCTCTCCTTTCATTCACTAACAACAGTAGCTTTGTCCAAAGTACTTACTGATACACCAAGTTGTTGAGCTACTTGTGCTCTAGTATAGCCAAGCTCAAGCATGTCATTAGCTCTCTTAGTCATAGTAGATGACATAAGTACATCAGTCTTAGGTGTTGCTAGCTTACGAATTGTATCCATGTCTGCATTAGTAAGAATCTGGGATAGCTTTGATTCACTAATAGCACCGGCTTGAATAGCATCCCATTCTGATTGAGTGATGTCTATTCTTTGTGCATTAGCTGTTGTTCTTCTACGCATCTCTTCGATAGCCTGTCTTTTAATCTTCTTAAGTGTGGCCTCATCCATGTTAGGGTTAGCATTACGCTTGTCCTTAACTAGAGTTCCAGCAAGGATGTTGGCTTGCCTTTCAAGGGGGCGGTTTCTAATAGATACGTTTAGTTTAGCATCGAGGGACTCTACCTCTTTAGCATAGGTCTGCTTAGCAGAGAGGTTTACTTTTGTGGTGGGGGTTTTAACAGCATCAAGACGGGCGGTATTAGCTAGAGCCTTAAGCTTATTAGAATGATTAGCATACAATACTTCCATAGGTGTACCTGATGAAAGAGTATGTGCATCCTTTGTTAATGCTAGCTTAGAGATCTTAGTCTCAATAGGCTTCCCTGTTACATAGCTAACTTTACCAGTAGGAGTAAACTCCAACTCACCAGTCTCACGATTAATAGGTCCGCCTTCAGAAGCCTTTCTTGGTTCCCTATGGGGGATACGAATTTCAGACTTACGTCGAGAGATAAGAGTTGATGCTCCTACTCCGCCTTCTGGTTGTTGTTGATACTTTTGCTTAAGCTTCTTGATTCCATTATCATAATAAGATTGTTTATAATTAAGATTATGTTTCTCAGCATCAATAACTACCATTGAATGTCTAAGAGCAGCAGCCTTTTCATCAAGAGAGGCCCCTCTAAGAGACATGTCTGTAATAAGATTCGAAATTTTACCCATCTCAGTTTGAGTATTACGCATCGGCTTCATACCCTCATATGCTGGGTACGCTGCTCGAGGATCAAAGTTCTTCAACTGCTCTAGAGCTGGGGATGTTGTAACACGATTTGAATTGTTAGGAATTACAAGAACAGTGTCGCCATCGAAATCTGCGCCTGATAACCATTGCGCTACACTGTGATGAATTCCAACAACATCTGTCGAATCGCCAAGAAGTTTTCTTCCTTCTGCATTCTTGTTGTTAACAATAAGTTCTGGAATTTCAAATGTACCACCATGAGGATGACGAATTAGAACAACTCTTTCGCCATCATTATAATTTGGTGCATAGATTTGACCAGGTTTAATTGTAGAAATAGGCAGAAGAACGTGAATACCTTGCCGAGGAAGTGCTGCTGCTTGAAGATGGACTGCTGCTGAATCAGTAGAATCAGCAAAAGCCAAAAGCATCTTCTTACGAACTGTCGGATTAGTAAGCCTCATGATAGCTTCATAATCATTTTGACGACGTTCATAAGTCATATCAAGCTGTGTCTTAGCAAGCTCTCGACTTTGTTTTGATAGCATCTGCGATGATAAATTCCTAGACCATTCGGCCCATATACCTTGTTCATTAACAATATTCATAGCAGATGTTACATGTTCATCTGGCTTACCAGGATTATCAACAATCTGTCTACGAATATATGACTTAAACGGATTATCAGGATCATCTTCAATTCTTTTCATGGCATCAAGTTTATGACCAGTATCACTCTTACTGGTATGAAATTGAAGATCTACGCCATCTGGAAGATCATCCTTAAGTACTGCCATGCCTTTAAGATAATGCGTATCCGAAACTGCAATTCGAACTTGAGAGTACTTCTTTCCTCCAAGAGAAAGATCATCTACTCCTGGTCGAACATAGATTACTCCATCAGCTTTAGCTCCACCATCAGGACCATAAACAACTTGAATACGCTTTGGATCTACTTGAATAGGTGGATGAATTCCATAATTAGTTCTGCCGTGATCATCAGAGAACTTTGTAATTTGTTGAATTTTGTCTCTATTACTTTGAAGTTGCCCCCATGTTGTTCCAGGAGGACAAAGAACCTTCATGTTAGTATCACGACCACTTAATACCTGTGGCACTTTTACATTATGAACTACATATCCTTCATCCTTAAGTGAAGCTACGGCATTAGTCAGCATTGTGGAACTAACACCAATATGATTTTCTACACCACTACCAATATCAATAAATGTCTTTTCAGCTACTTGCTCTTTAAGCATAGTAGTTGTAGTTTGAAGAATAGTAGTCTTATCCTTAGCACCTGGGGCAAGCCATGATCTAACTGTAGATTCAGGAGCACCCATTGTATTTGCAATACTATTTGTTGAATATCCTTTATCCTTTAAACGTTGTGCTTCTGCAATATTAGCTGCTTTTTGTGCATTCTTTACATTAGACATTTTAGCCCTGAAATCAGTTGTAGACATTCCCATGCCTTGTGCAATATCAGTATCCTTTTGACCTTTAGATCTTAGATCGTTAACATAATCGATCCATGACATGTTACGCATGTTCTCAGTGTAAGAAGTATCTGCATTACCACCAGAACCCCAAGGATATCTACCTGAACGACGGGGTGTACCATAATGCATGAAATATACTTCTTCATCAATCTCCACTCCTCACCCCCTTAGAATAGATCAGAAGCCTTCATTGATTCGATTTGTTGATCAAACTCTACGATTTTATCCATAATACCTAAAATAGTTTCAGGATATGGTTCAAATACTCGAATTTCATCTCTTTGATAAATTCGAAGTTCGATCTCAATATCGAAAGGGCTAATGCTATACTCTAAACAAAACAAGGCTGCATAAATTTCGAGTTGATGTTCTGATGTAGGAGTTATCCCAGTTTTTAGATCATGAATTCTTAATTTGTTACGACGAAAACATATAGTATCTGCACAACCAAAACAATTCTCAGAAAAATATAATGGTTGATCACAAACCATTCTATAACCAATAGCATCATTAACATAAGTAGATAACGCTTTGTTTCCTCTTGCTAGTTTCACTCCTAAACGAATGGCTTCATGAGCTAAAGCATGAAGATCAGTTCCTCTTTTAGCTGCCATAGCTGCAAAATAACGAGCTTCTAACTTTTGATCAGAATAATTAAGCCAATGATAACTACTAGGACTAAGAAATGCGTGTCGGCCAGACAGATTCGAATGCAAGTTGAAGAGCATTCAAAACTTCCTCTTCATTAGTCGGGTTAATAAGAGCTGCAAACGACATATCATTAAATTTAGCAATATAATGATCTTGATTTGGCTGGCGATGTACACCTCTATCCATTTTAACTTCAAGCATAGCCCAATGATTTCGATACAAAATTAAAATATCAGGTACACCAGGAAGATAAGATGAATCATTCTTCAGTATAACACAATCAGGAAACATACGACGTAGTTTTCTGATCAATTCGCTCTGATATTGTGATTCTCGCATGTTCTGACCTCGTAAAAGATAGTAGGAATGTAAGAGATACTCTTCCTATTCATTACAATCGATGTTTTTTTTACAGGTTTATATATTATTACATTACATGCATGAATAATTGACCTGTAGGAAACACGACCGTTTCATTATAGATGGAAGTTAAAATATCCGCACAAAGCAAGCCATTCATAATAGCAGCCTCAACTACCGAATTATACTCTACTTGACTAACTGCGTCGATAACAGGAAAGGATGTATACCATGGTGGATCAATACCAAACTGATGCTTGTATCTCCAAGCAAACCAACGAGGTCTCCATACGATATTGTCAGCCCTCATGTTATAAACATCACAATCCAAAATGATGGGGGTATCAAATTGTTCTGACTCCCCCGGAACAAAGTAACGAGCTACCATACACTTAACAGAATATCTTGTTTGATGCCCATCTCTAACCAATCCTACACTAAGCTCTCCTTGCGTGTTCGGGGTCAATATCATGTCTCTACCGGTACGATGGTTAATTACTCTACCATAATTAGTGATAGAGTAGTTAGGATATCCATCTATAAATCTCTCAACTTCTCTCATTTTTATCCTTTCAGATAATATATAAACAGTTTCGGCGTTTTCGGCGGTTTCGGCGGAAAACGATAGTTAAAAACTTTCTGTATAATTTAAAGATTATATATTACTACTTGAATAATATATAATGTTACTATTTATATTGGTACCTAGAAGAAAGAATGGATAAATGCCGTATTTAGCCGTTTCACCAGTTCACAACACTGGCAATCACTCGTCAAACCGTACGGCACGACACTAAATATTTGCCGGATTTTGCCACTTTTTCAGCCATTTTCCTTCGTTAAACGACTTTTTGTTACGTAAAGCCTCCTTCACAGCTCTGTCGATAGCTGAGTCACTCACCAGAATATAGTAGTAAAGCTTCTTGAATTTGGTGTCCATTCTATTTATTCGCCCCTGAGATTGAACATGATTCCTATACGAATAGGTCAATGAGTAAAGCACCATAGCATCCGTCTCAGTGCAGTTCCAGCCTTCTGAGCCTGAATTGTACTGGACTAGGTAAACCCATCGTTCAGAGGACGGTACAGGCTGCTTTCTGTGGCCGTTCCATTCGGCTACCTCAACTCCATCCGCAAGACCTCTAAGAATATCCAGTTCGTAATTGAAATTGTAAAAGATGATCAACTTAGGGTGAGTCCTCATCAATTCTATGATCATCTCAAGTCGACTAGCGTCTGTATTGACGATTTTCCTCATCACACGAAAGAGCTCACCGACATCCTTGATGGGTCGATCCTCGTATGGATGCCAACGTCTCTTAACCGCCATATCCCACTTCTCATGGTCGTACCCAACATCTAAGTAGTTCACAACACTCTCGATACCACTGTCGAAAGGCATCTCTACTAGGATATCGTTTCTCAACTTCTCGAGACGATCCTCTCCTATGTAGCGTGAGATGATAGGGAATTTTACGTACGGAACATAGATAACGTGCTGACGCTTGAAATCGGTGATGTTCTTGTACCAACCATTAGCTACGAATACGGGAGCATAGTCGATCCAAGTATCCCCCGGAGTTGCACTCAGCAATATCCACTGGTTAGCTCGAGCTATCTTTATAAAGCTTTTAACCCATACTCCAGAGCCGACCACTCTTTGCTCATCGAAGATAAAGAAGGCATCTCTCGTATCGATATATTGAGATACATTATTCCAGGAGTCAACATGTAGCTTTCCAGCAACTGAAAAAGCTCTCTCTTTGCTGATTCCGAATTTCGCAGCCTCTCTGTCCCAATCAAGACTATCACGTTTCTTTGCAGTGGTGATGACATAGATATCCTTTTCGCTATGGTCCTTCATGTAATACGCCAAAGCAGTAACTGACTTACCGATACCCACACCACCATACAAGATCTTACCATTACCCAAGAGCTCAACAGCGACCTTCTGATGCTCCCTAAGTTCTATCATCTCACCTCCCTCATAATGTATAATATGTGAAAAACTACCTTACTTACGGTGTATCTCGAAGAAGTTGTTTAATAGATCTTCGCCCTTTGTGTAAACCGAATCGAATTGTGTTTGGGTTAGAACACCATTATATCGGCTATCTCCATTATCTCCGAAATCAGTAATCATGATATGGTCAAGAGGAAACATGTCCAAATCACTATCAGGAAATCCGTAACGAAGCAATAGCGCCTGTTGATTACTGCTTGTGATTACTACGCCTTTCATTTGCTGCATATCAACCCCCTATAGATCCGGTAACTTCCAGCCTTCATCTCCAGCCAATACACCTTGCTCATGGAAATAATCAGCGATTGCTTGCAGTTCTACTCTTACCTTATCATCTCCATGATGCGAAGCAACCATAGAAATCATAATAGAATAAGCCAAAAGACAGGGGCTTGCGAATAGATCTTGACGTCGGATGACAACAGCATCTGCGATTTCTGTTGCTTCAACACGATTAAGGATTCTCTCTGAAACAGAAGCACAATCTACCTT